ATCTTTCCACATCTACTTTGTGCTGATGAGATGCCCATTGCTCAATCAAGGATCTGTAATCCTTTTGAAAAAACTTTTCAATTTCAGGTAAAGATTTGATATTATCTGGGGCTAATTGCTGTTGTGCTTCTTCAGAATTTGGATCCAATCCTTGCTCTAGTAAAGCAGAAATAATTTTTGTTTGAGCATCTGCCATAAGTGTTTCTTCAATCATGGCTCTTTTTTGTTCTAACATTTCATTGTATGAAATATCATCAACAGCTCTATAGGTTAACTTAGTAGATCTTTTAGCAAATTCAGCTACAAGAACATTAATAACATTTGGAATGATGGGATAGAACTTTAATTCTAATGCAGAAGAATCTTCTTTTGTAAGTAATTCAATTATATCTCTGTACTCATTATCTTCTTCAACAATATAATCTGTTCTATCAATAATACCTTTTGCTAACTTGTAATTTTTCATTAGTCTTCTGGCATTTCTACGGATTTGTTTTAATCCTTGCCATTCTAACCAATCCAAATTCCAAGCAGCCCATTCTTCATCTTTTTCTTTTTTAGAAAGAAATTGCAAAGGTTGAGTTACACTACCTAACCGGTTTTGTTCAACTTTTGCTCCCTTCTTTAATTGCATCGCATTATATACCTGCATAACTCTTATTTAAAGTTTTTGAATGGTGATCTTTTAATACTATTTGAATTAAAAGACGAGTTGGTTCCAATATTGCGGAACGGACTCTTATTTAATTTAAACAAATTTTCTGACTTTTGCAAGTTTTTAGAGGCATCATCACTAATATGTCTTTTTAAATATCCTCTATTAGATTCTTGTATTTTCATAAAAGAAACCAAAGCTGCAAAGGATACTAGTCTATCCACGTTAAGACCATCTCTATATTCTTGCATTTCTCTTATTAGCATAGGATCTGGAATTCTTTCTATGCCATATTTTGTTTTCACAATTGTACCATCTGGTTTTGTTTCTACATCTAATTCTTCTTTAGTAAATTCTATAGCATAACTAAGTAAATGAGCTTTAAACAATGTACCTGTATTTTTCCAACCATATTCCTGGTAAACATTTGCATTTGCTCCTAAATCTTTTAGGAAAAGAATTTGACTCTTAGGTACAAGATATCTTTGTTTTCTTCTTGATATCATATATTGTATAAATAGAGATATATTATTTTCTACAACTGTCCAAGCATTGTACCACTCAATAATGAGTTCTAGCATTTGATGAGTTTTATTAATATCATCATATCTACCACACCATGCTGCTACTATTTTACTTTGCTCTATATATGTTTCTACTTCTCCAGCCACTTCTTTATTAACTTCTATTGAAGACTTCATAATATATATAGAGCACAAAGATTCAGAAGTTGTTGTTTTACCTTCACCAACAGGGTCAATGGATGCATAATACATTCCAAATTTTGGATTCTCTATTGGTCTTTCCCATACTGCAAGACAACCGGTTTTATCCTCTGTTTTTTTATTTATAGGAAATTCTGATATTGGTCTTTTATTACTTGTCTTTACAGTGGGTTTACCATTTTCATCTGTTGAAATATCCAGATACTCAACACCATATTCTTTTTCTTCTATTCTTCTCTGTTGAGCAGCTAGTAAATGAGTTGGAAAAACAGATACTGTTCTGTTTGCAAAAGCTTCGTGTATATTTCTTGGGTGCTGAGAAATTCTTAATTGATATTCTTCTGGTGCAAGTTCTTCCTTCCAAATCTTAAATTGCTCATTGAGTGCATTTAATGCATCTTCTACAAGTGAATTACCATATTCATCAATATGTGGAGGCATAGACCATTGCTCAGGAATAAACAAACCTGAGAGACCTGTTGTACCTTTATCATCTATTAAATCTGTTTCAACAGCATAAATATCTTTTGATGTAGGATTTAATATCATATCTTTTAATGGAAGACATTGACCTAAATCTCCCACAGACCCAGCAGCTATAAACATTCCTGTAGTAATAAGACCTGATCTCATTGCTGGTCTCATATACTCATATGTCTGATCCATCTTTGGTGCAATCCCAGCCTCTTCATGAAAGAAGTATTTTACCGGACCCCCTACACCATTTGTTGGATCTTTCTCAAATGACATACCTTGTATAGTACCTTTAAGACCAACTTCATTTTTTCTATCTCCTTTTCTTACCTCAATTTTTTGCTGCCACATCATTACCTTGTCAGGAGACATTGGTCTATACCATGCAGTATGTTCATTTAAGAAAGCAGCATATTCTTGTAAAAATTTCCAAGATCCTTTTTCATTAATATAATCTTTTAAACTTGCTCCTATCTTTAAAGTAACCCCTGCTTCAAACCATTGTTGATTGATAAGTTTACCCATATGATAATAAGATGAAGCAATCTGCCTTTTTTTAAGAATAGCCACGTGTTTGTATGCTAACTCAGCTAATAACTCATATAAAGCCATATGATACTGAGCATCTCTAATTTTAGCAAAGTCAAACTTCTGTTGTTCTTTATCAAAGATTGGTAAAAAGTTTAGCCACATGTAGTATTCCCTACATACGTACCATGTCAACCCTCCTTCTTTAATTAATAAACCTTTTCGGCATCTAGTTTTTTGATTATCCCAATATGCTATATAATCTTTGGATTTAAAGGGAGCTGTACAGTATACACCGTCTCTTCTAAACTTTGTTGATTCTGAAGTAAATAATTCACTTGTAGTTTTGTTGAATTTATACTTTCCGGGCTCACTGAATATTTCACTAAGTATAAAGTGCTTGAAGTCTTCTCTGGATTCAAAACTTGTGGTTGTCCATTCTCCATTGTCATAGGTTGGTATGTCTTGATAAATCTCACTCATTACATGTCATATGCTAGTCCTTGTCCACCTCTTACTTTACTTGATTGTTCTTCTTGAAGATCTTTATATGCCCCTTTGAAAGACTGTCTAATTGCCTCATAATTTTTAGCAGCAGCAATTAAAGAGTTAAAGTTACCATCTCTTCCATGTGTGATTGGAGTATTTTCCATATATCTACCTAATCTATCTAACATGGTTGCAATACCTTTGTATGCTCTAGATGTAGGTGTTTCATACATCTTTTCACAAAACTTTAGTGCTGCAAAGATTGTGTCGTCTTCAGTAGAAAATTCTGCCTCAATTTCTTTTAGAATAATAAATTCCTTATCCTGTTCTGGAACAAAGAAAAAAGGATTCATATCTGGATTTGGACAGCACATGTAGAACAAGTATAAATAAATTTTTAAATAATCATCTGGATATTCATCCATTACATCTTTAAGTGCTTTTAATGTATAGCAGTGTTCCGTTGGAACAACTACACCGTTCTGAATATCAAATAATTTTGCAAACATTTTATTTCCTTTTAATGAAGTTTGGACTGTCTTTCATATGATTTATTACTGCAATTACTTCATCATATAAATATGGTACAGGTATTAAATTTACATCTTTTACAATTGGTTCATTGTTTGAATCTAATTTTGCAACAGGATACCCCCATTTATCTTTACCATCAGTTTCAAATACAATATGATGAATGTATATTGTTCCTGGTAATAACTTAGGATTATGCTTTAATATCATATACATATAAATACTAAGTTGTAATGAGTAGTGATTAAAATTACAATCATCTAAATGAGAAACAGGATGGAGCATCTTCTCTGAGATTCCCTCCCAGTCCTTGAATGACTCCATCTTAATTTCTTTATTTGTTTTGTAATCAATAATATTTACTCTACCATTGACTACTTCTACGAGATCTGATTGTCCACAGATGCCTGCAGATTTAAGATACACCATGTGTTCAGGATAAACTCCTGGTTCTAATTTTTGTGACGGTGCATATTTTATACCATCTTTTAAAGGTAGTGGTGCAAATATTGGAACTACTGTACCTTCTCTTTCTATTGAAGCTAGAGAACATAAGTCAGCTTCTCTTTGATTATGATACCAGGTTCCTAAATCTACAGCTCTCTTAGCTTCGTTTGCCCAGATTTCCTCTATTATATTAGGATCAATACCGTGCCATTTTGATTTAGAATTCTTACTAACTTTTTGCGCAGTCTTTTTTGCATCAAAAGGTTTCTTTAATGATGATACTACTGTAGTAACACTATACCATGTTATATCCGGTTCAGTGACTAAACTTTTATAACTATGATCTTTTGCATTAAAAAAAATACTCATAACTCATCAAGTTTAGTTTCTTCTTCTTCAGTAGCTACAGCTTGCCATTTACCAAGTGGACATTCAGATGATAGAGATCTGGTTTTAAATGTAAGAGAGCAACCACATTCATTACAACAAGGAGCTGTGCCTTTTACTGCACACTTTTTACCTTTACTAGGACACTCATCACAGATATCATATCTTAATCTAGATATTTCTTCTACAGTTTCATCCCTTAAAACACTATTAGTAATACCTTCTATAATTTGTTTTCTGTTTTCCCAGATTAGTCTAAGTGTATTTTTCATTTTTGTTTTTTTTAAATTGTTCTTTTTTCAATTCTAATTCATCCAGTTGTTTATCTATTTTTTCAAGAGATTCAACTTTTTCTTCAAGCATTTTCTTATTGTAGTATGCTTTAAAAGTTGATGTGTCATGAGAAGATAATGCCTTCTTGTATCTTTGAATTGATTTTTTAATTAAGCTTGGCCTTGCAACAAATTGACCCAATCCTTCAACATTTATTCTAGGATGACTAAGATTTGTTAAATTACCTCTTATATGTTTGTAATATTCTTCTACTAAATCTTGTATAAGTTCTAAAGGTGTATTTAGTTCTTCTGATAGTTCTTTGAATAATTGTGTAGATTTTTTAGGTATCATCTTCCAAGAAATTTATAATCTAAAAAAATGTTCCCTTCAGT